TCAAACTCTAAGTCATGTATCCCGTAAGGGACGTTAGCAAGCTGATCTATGTACGCGAGACTGTCTACTAAGTCATCGTGCGTCAGTGGATCAGGGAATTGAAACAACTGGTCAAGGAACCTTGCGTTCCAATCGCCTTTGCCTATGCTAATAACTCCGTTCTCAAAGCGCCCTTGCAGCGCCCACATTACTCTGTCGGTTTTCTTTTTGTTACCGTGTGTTAGTTCTTCAACTCTAAAGAACTGTCCGTGCCTCTTCTGTAGATCCATGAGTGGTGACATAACCGCCTGTTTTGCAATTCCCCTCTCAATACCAACAGACACAGGACGATAATCCCGAACAGCTTGGAATATNNATTCCTGACGAAACGCATAGCTTGACATGGACTTCTTTGCTATGTTAATCTCTTCTGGGTCGAGTAAGTTATTATCGTAGCTGGTAAAGTGCCACGCTGAGTAAGTCTCATCGTCGCCTAGCTCTGCATACTTGTACAATTCGTAGAAGTGGTTACGGCCCATAGGTGTTCCTATGAACATCGCGTGACCCTTCTGGTCTGCCAAGGCTGGTCGCAGAACTTGCTCCCAAACGTCAGGCTTCATGTCTGCGTATTCGTCCATGACAAGGAACTTAAGACTAACACCACGCATAGTTTCTGGACGGTCAGCACCCTTAAGCGTAATGGTTGCACCGTTAACTAACTTAAGTTGTAGGTTGTTAATATGTGAGCCTGTAATGACACCATGCCCTAGCTCAAGGAGCGTCTGCCACATAATGTCACGGGCTTGTCCCTGTGTAGGGGCAACATAAAACACATGGCCGCGTTCAGCCTGCAATGCGTTAATAATTAACATCCACGCAGCCAGCCGGGACTTTCCTGTACGCCGTCCAGCCGCAACAACCTTAAAACGTGTAGGGTCATTCCAGACTTTCTTCTGCCAATCCAGAAGTTCTACGTTAACGTCAGTCATACGTCCACACAACAGGCGTAGTTTCGCGAAAGTCTACATGTACAAACGTATCTGCTATACCGATGCCGCTAAAACCCAGTGCCATTGCGTGTCTGACTAGGGTGTGCTTCTGTGCTCCTGAAGATACCTTGATGTCAGCAGCAATACCCTGCGAATGCGTACCCGGAACTGTTTTAGCCGCCTCTATTGGGTGCTGTGGGCTGCGGTATCCGCTGGTGATGACAAACGGAAAGGCGCACAAGTCTCTCAGATCGTCTAAGATGTGCAAAAACTCTGGCAGCATTTCGTTTTCTCCTGTCTCTTGACAGTCAAACTCTTCAATGTTAAAGTACTTCACCGGAATCTCCGTCAATAACGTCACCTGATGACACTTCGGTACTGCCGACGCCTGTAATGTTAATCTGAATGGCGCTTCTTCCACCTTCTTTAACGATTTCTTTTTCAAATAGCGCGGTTGGTGCAACTCTGTCCATCACCAGCTTCCACGCCGCTGCTTGATTCTTGTGATCATCGTCTAAAGCCGCAGAAAATATAGCATCTAAAACCTTTCTGGACTTCGGTGAGGCTAACATCCTAGCCTTATACTCATTCATGATGCCAGCGTCGCCCTTTGGACGCCCAACAGCCCGCCTGTTCCCCTTCTTAACAGCCTCTACTTCTGACTTTTTGGGACGACCACGACTACTACCGGGTTCTTCTGACACTATAACATCCTCTTATAGAACTATATAGAAACTTGACCGTTCCATGACTGCATATTAGCCCATGACTGCATATAGGCATTAACGTTATATTTATATATGTTTATCCTTAATGCTTTTATGTGGTCAAGTTCCTATATGTTGTCAAGCATTAACGGCGCGATCAAGTTTCTCTTTAGTTAATCACTTATCTATACAGTATATTATAGCATACTTTTAAGCAAATGTCAAGTCTTTTCTTTAATAATGTAAATACTACACAGATCAACACTGTCCCCACTGTCCCTTACAGGCGCACTCCAGATTCTGTTTAGACCCTTATTCTGTCTAGCTTTCTGTGTTGCATTATGCAATTCAATTTAGCTCTTTATTGTGTCTATGCAGGTACAATAATAATATTACGCAGCCAATCCCCCTCCCCCGGTGCCTGAATCGTAACACGAATCATTCTCATTAGCGTTATTGTTA